CACTTCACTCGACGAAGGTTTAAACGATCGTATTGTTGAAAATCCTATTTGGGTTAACATGGGTGAGTATGATCAATATCGTAAATCATTTGAAGAACGTCGTAAGCATTTCCTATATATAGGCCGTATGTCTTCATTAAAAGATCCGGCAATGATTCCTCGTATTGAACCGTATTTTGATATGGATGAATGGGATTTATCACTCATAGGTTGCGAAAAATCTATTTCATCTGTAAGTATGCTGACTAAAGATATTAGAGATAACCCAGCACCATATACTGATCCATTTAAAGACAAAATTCGTATTCATAGTTTAAACAAAGCTGGTATTTACACAGTACCACCTAAGGAAAGATTAAAACTTAATACTGTTATGAATGCATATGAGCGCTATAAGTATAGTTGGGGTATGGAACAGCTCGGTGAGTCTATGGCTTCTTGGTGTGGATACAGATTAAAAGTTCCTGCAGAATACGGAAACCGCATGGAATATACTGTGCTTGAATCGTTTTTGTTAACTCTACCAGTAGTCAGTAGACATTTTGCTGAAAATGCTTATTCGCCTGAAGGTAAATTGTGGGGTGAGTACGATGGCTTCTTAATTTCTAAAGCTCGTGAGGAAGAGGCTTTGGCCGAGGAGCTTAATAGGATTGCTAATAACAAAGATGAATGGAATGAGCGCACAACCGCTTGCCGTGAGCTTGTTGGTAAATTTAATAACATTAATATTATTGGTCAACAATTTTTAGATTTTGTATTGACAAAAGGCAAAAGAAGTGATAAGATTAATTTTATAGAGAAGGTAACAGAGTATTTCCCATCGGCTGTCGAGCTTCGTAATAAAGGTGAGGTACTTATCACATCAGCGGGTAGTGTTTTAACTAAAACGCCATTTACACTGGTTGATGGTAAACAAAATGAAGTTAAGCCGCCTAAAGATGTTGGTGCAACACTTGAAGGATTTTTTTAATGTATCATAAACGTATCGTTATTGACTTTGACGACACATTAGCGTTCCACGAAAACAGAAATTTTGACGAAGCTATTCCTAACGACGATTTGATTGCAAAGACAAATCAGTTATATAATGAAGGATGGCAAATTGATATTTTCACTGCTCGTGGATCCATATCGTGCAAAACTCGTGAAGAGGCTCGAGTTAAATACGAAGCCGGTATTCTCGCGTGGCTTGATAGGTATTCTGTAAAGTTTAATTCACTTTCATTTGATAAACCATTAGCGGCTTACTATATTGATGATAAGGGTATTACTCCCGAGGATTTTCTTGAAGTTGATATTCGAGAACTTGAGGGTGGTTTGTCTGGAACTGAAATTTTTACTGATGGTAAGGTTGTACATAAACAAGACCCAAATGCTCACGCTACTAGTGAATGGTTTAATGAAGCCTTTTGTGTAGGTATTGATGTTCCAATAGTTCATCGCATTGTCGGTGAAACTATTACTATGGACTATATTGATCATAACGAGCAATTTTTTATGAGTGATTTCCACGTAGCATTGGGTATGATCCAAACACAACTTCAAAGAATGAAAGGGCTTAAGCCGTTAGACGATACAAACTTTCAGTCATATATTAATCGCATTAAAGATCATGCGGTAGCATCAGGTCAAACCGATTTAATTGATAACGCCGACCTATTGAATAGCTTTAGTTTAAACAGATCGTTTTCACACGGTGATTTTGGTATTAAAAATATGTTATTTAAGGATCATCGCTTATATTTGATTGATCCAATTTGTAATGTATTTGGTTGTACTGAACTTGACGTAGCTAAGTTTTGTGCTAGTTTGTATATCAACCAATATCATCCGGAATATATTTTAAAATCTATTGATATATTGGCCGCGGCAAACGATATAAATAAACCTATGCTACTAGCACTTATACGCGCTGAAATTACTCGCGTATACAAGTACCATCCTGACAAATCTTTTATTATGGAATGCTTTGAAAATGTTTACGAATAAATCTGAAATCGCTGTAAGGGTTGGAAAGACCGTTGATGAACTCCGTATTGGATTCACCTGTTCAACTTTTGACTTATTGCATGCAGGTCATATTGTTATGTTACAAGAGGCTAAAGAGCATTGTGATTATCTTATTTGTGGTTTATTGACTGATCCTACAGTTGACCGTCCAGAAACTAAAAACAAACCAATACAAACCCCGTTTGAGCGTTATGTTCAATTGGCGGGTTGCCGGTTTGTCGATGAAATCATTCCATTTAGTACTGAACAAGAAATCGTCGATATGATTTTAACTATTCAGCCGCATATTAGATTTGTAGGTGAAGAGTATAAAGGTACTGATCATACAGGTGTTGGTTTATGTCACATACATTATAACAAACGTAAGCATTCTTTTTCTTCGACAGATTTAAGAAAACGCGTTATTGAATCCTCGAAAGGCAATAAATGACTATTACTCACGCATCAATTGTACCACTAATAGGCGGCGAAACCATAGGCTCAGCAAACGCCTTTGGCGGCCCTCCGATTCATTTTATGTCATATGAAGCTTTTGCTGATAATGATAGCCATATTTTAAATTACTATAAAGAACACAATCTTCCATATTATGTGCTCGACAAAGGTATGGCACCGCCTAAAAACGAAAGAGCTGACGTTGTATCATCTGTTTGCCCATGTGCAGGTTTATCAATGATGTCGCAAGGTTACGGCGATCACAATCCTAATAACGAATGGATGGGTAAAACCGCAGAGTATATTCTTGGTGAATATAGACCTAAAGTATTTTGGGGCGAAAACGCTCCACACTTTGCTGGTAAAATTGGTAAAAACGTACGTGAAAATTTAAAACGTATCGGCCAAGAAAATGGATATACAATGTCTGTGTATCGTACAAAATCATTATTACATGGTTCTCCGCAGGTACGTGAACGTTCGTTTTATTTCTTTTGGCAGGATACTAAAACACCATTACTTGGATATTTTAATAGACCACACACTCCTATTGAGGAAGTATTACGTAATGTTAAATCAAATTTCCAAATGGAACCAATCAATCCTAAAAGACCAACTGATGATCCATATTACAAATTTGTTTTAGAACATATTCATAATGGTCGAACTCATAAAGAGCACTCAGCTGCTATTAAACCGGAATCAGCGCGAGGCATGAGCGTATATTCTTATATTGAACAACAAGGTTATGATTGGAAACAAGTTGCAGAATGGATGACTGAAAACGATTATCCGCGTGAAGCAGAAAAATCAATGTACAAATATAATAAGCTCAAGGCTGGTGGTAATATTATGCGACGTGGCGTAACCATTCCAAAGGATCGCCTTGGCGCTTTTGTAGGACATTATCCAACCGCGACGACACATCCAGACGAAGATCGTTTTATTACATATCGTGAAGCTATGACTATTATGGGATTACCTGAGGATTTTGAATTAGTAAACGCGAGTAAGAAAAACGCAAACCATATTTGTCAAAACGTACCAGTACAGACTGCTACTGACATGGCAAATGAAGTAAAAAAATATTTAAATAATGAGTTAAAAATGATTGACACGGACTACATTATGCAGTATAATCATTCTCAGAAAGAAGAATATATTGAAAGACATAATACACTTGAGGAGTTCATATGAGAACGGATTTTATTCTAGACTTTGAAACGATAGGCCAGTGCTCTTATAAGATACCCGCGCTCGACTGTTCCTATAGAACTTTTGTGTGGGACAGATTTTTAGAGCAACCTTATTCGTTTGAAGAATTGGTTTCCTCAATGCAAAAAGTTAAATTAGATATTAAGCATCAAGTATCAGAATATGGTTATTCATATACAAAAGATGATTTGGATTGGTGGTTAAGTCAAGATGCCAGTGTTAAATCAGTTCTTAAGCCTACGCCTAACGATGTAACAGTCCAAACTTTTATTGAAGGTGTTATCAACTTTCTTAGGACTGAAAAGAAAATTGATTATTGGTGGAGTCGCTCAACAGGATTTGACCCAGTAGTTTTAGATCGTTTAGCTAGAGACGTGGGTTTAAATGTTGAGTTAGATACATATATTCCTTATTGGAAAGTTAGAGATACACGTACATTTATTGACGCTAAATTTGACTTTACAACTAAAAACGGTTTTATTCCTATCGCTGATGAAAATTACTGGGAACAAAACTTTAAATTACACGATAGTTCGCACGACGTAGCCGCAGATATTTTAAGGCTACAAGCTATATGTAGAGCTGAAAATGACATGGAGCAAGTTAAATCATGAGTAAAATAGAAATTTCAATCGAAAAACTGAGGGAGTATAAAATCTTCGTCGGCACACCTATGTATGGCGGTAATTGCGCTGGTACATATACAAAAGCATGTACTGATTTAGCTATGGTGTGTGCGGCAAATGGTATTACCGTTAGGTTTTATTATTTGTTTAATGAGAGCTTAATCCAAAGAGCTCGTAACTATATTGTAGACGAATTCCTTAGGTCTGATTGTACGCACCTTTTGTTTATTGATGCTGATATTGGTTTTAATCCAAAAGATGTGTTTGGTCTTATCGCGGTACATAACCAAGATCCAGAGAAATATAATATCGTTACAGGACCTTATCCCAAGAAAACTATTGCTTGGGAAAAAGTAACACAAGCTGTTAAGGTTGGCAAGGCTGATGAGTCACCATTTGAGCTTGAAAACTATACCGCTGATTACGTATTCAACCCGGTAAATAAACAATCTACTTTTCAAATAGATCAACCGTTAGAGGTTGGAGAGGCCGGCACAGGCTTTATGCTTATCGCCCGTGAAACCTTTGAAAAGTTTAAAGAGAAGACACCTCACCTAGCTTATAAACCAGATCACGCACGTACTGAGCACTTTGATGGTTCAAATATGATTCACGCGTATTTTGATTGTGTCATTGATCCTAAGTCAAAGCGTTACTTATCTGAAGATTATTTCTTCTGTAACGCCGCACGATCATTTGGTATGAAAGTCTGGATGTGCCCTTGGATGCAATTACAACACGTTGGATCCTACGTCTTTAAAGGTTCTCTTGGTCATATTGGATCTATTGGTGCTTCGGCTACAGCAGATTCAAAAAGTAATAAAAAGAATTACAAAAAAAATGTTGACAAAAAGCGTAAATAGTGTTACTATGTATAAATATATTATTAAAGGAGCTATATAATGAAATTCAGTGAACGCACTCTTACTATTCTTAAGAGTTTTTCGACCATTAACAAATCCATCCTGATGAAGGAAGGTAATGTTCTTAAAACTGTTACACCAGAAAAAACCCTAGTTGCAACCGCAACTATTCCGGATCAAATCCCATCACAAGCTTGTGTATATGATTTATCCCGGTTTTTGTCCATCCTGAGTCTATACAAAGACCCAGACGTGGAATTCCATGATAAGTTTTTTATCATTCAAAATGGCAAACAGCGTACTAAATACGTTTATGCCGACATCTCTATGATCCACGCGGCGCCAGAAAAAGACATTCAGTTGCCATCAGCTGATGTTGAAGTCGCGGTATCATGGGAAGACTTCCAGTCAGTGCTTAAAGCTGCTGGTGTTCTTCAGTTTTCTGAAGTTGCTTTCGTTGGTCAAGAAGGTAAAATTTACCTGAAAGCTATTGATGGCAATAACGATAATTCTGATGATTACGGTGTTGAGATCGGCACTACATCTGATGAGTTTAAGATTATCATCAAAACAGATAATCTAAAGCTTTTGCCTCAGGATTACCAAGTTACTCTATGCGCAAAGGGTATCTCTGAGTTTAAAAGCGAAGGCGTCACATATTATGTGGCAATTGATACTAAGTCGACTTACAAAAAAGGAAATGAATAATGGCTGATAATCAGACACAAAACCCAGAACAACAGCAAGAACCTGTACAAATTTCGTTGCAAGACATTGCAACAGTCGTGCAAATGATTGATGTAACATCACGCCGCGGAGCTTTTGAAGGACAAGAGCTGGCAGGCATTGGTATTCTACGTAATAAACTTGAAATGTTTCTTCGCCAGAATGCTCCAAAAGGTGAAGAACCTCCCCAAGGTTCAATGCCTAATCCAGACGCACCTGCGGCAATGCCAGCAGATGCTCCACTTGCCGATAAAGTAAACTAAGCGTGGATCGAACGACCGCGGGCAATCGTTGCTAAACAAACCCGCATTTTTATTTTATATTATGGAGACAATATGTCTATTGATGCAAAAGCAAACGAAGTTCTTTTCGTGGAAAAGTATCGTCCTCAAAAAATTGATGATACCATTCTACCAGAAAAGACTAAAGCAATGTTCAAAAAGTTCGTTGCTGACGACCAAGTACCAAATTTACTATTATCCGGTGGCCCAGGCGTTGGTAAAACCACTATTGCAAAAGCTATGCTTGATGAACTTGGATGCGATTATATCGTTAAAAACGGATCGCTAAACGTAAACATTGACACCCTACGATATGATATCTCTACTTATGCCTCAGCTGTATCGTTGACAGGTGGACGAAAGTATGTTATATTTGACGAGGCAGACTACCTTAACGCGACCAGTGTTCAACCTGCGTTGCGTAATTTCATTGAAGAGTATTCTTCCAATTGTGGTTTTATTTTTACATGTAACTTTAAAAACCGTATTATTGCACCTCTTCGTTCTCGACTGTCGGAAATTGATTTTGCTATTGAAACAAACGAACGCCCTAAATTAGCATTACAATTTATGAAACGTGTTGAGTCAATTCTTGAAATGGAAAACGTAGCTTATGACAAAGCAGTGGTTGCCAAGGTAATCCAAAAACATTTTCCTGACTTTCGTCGTGTATTAACTGAACTACAATCATATGCTGCTTCAGGTAAAATTGATGAAGGTATTTTCGTTAACCTTAAACAAGAGTCTATGGATGAGTTGTTTAAAATGCTTAAGGCTAAAGAATTTACCGGTATGCGTAAATGGGTTGCTAAAAATTCAGACCAAGACATGAACGAGATGTTCCGTCGCATTTATGATATGGCATCTGATAAAGTTGAAATGAAATCAATGCCTGGTTTTGTAGTAACACTTGCTGATTATATGTACAAAGCAAATTTCGTCGCTGACCTTGAAGTTAACATGGTGGCTTTCCTTACTGAAGTCATGATGGAGGCTGAATACCAATGAAGTTTATTCGTGAAAATAGCAATCTAACTAAGATTGAATTTGTAGTAGAAGAACATGCTTCACTTGATGAAGTGCTTGAAGATTTTCAAAACTTCCTCCGTGCTTGTGGGTATGTAATTGAATATAACAAAGTTCTTGATTTTGTGGATATGGATGAATGAGCGAATGGATTAAAAAACTTATAGGTATGCATACGTGTTTTAATTGTGAAAAACTTGTGAATAAAAAAGAAATATACAATGTTGATGTTGATACTGCTGAAGGCCCGTTACATTTAAAACTGTGCCAAAAATGTGCAGACGATTTTGACGATTTAATGAAAGAATTGGAGGAAGTCCTTGCCGAAAGAAATAACACCTTTTGATTTTATGAATGCTGTTTCTTTCTCTAAGGAAGATCTCATCAGCAACCATGATAATCCAGAAATTGCAGAAAATTTGTATGTTCCTTATATGGTCAACCGTGGATTTACAAATTTCCAAGATACTATTCTTCACGCAAATGAAATGAATTTGCGAGCGCATTTATTTAAGGACGCTCAATTTGAATATTATCGTGGTGCATTACGTAAACGTAAACGCTTTTCTAAATGGCCAAAGGCTGACAAAGATAAAGACCTAGATGCAATTCAAGAAGTATATCAATGCAACAGAACTATTGCAAAACTATATTTCAAAGCGTTAAGTAAAGAGGATCTAAAACAAATACATAATAAGCTAATTACTGGCGGAGTTTCGAAATAAAATAAATATTATCTGATGGTCAAGGTGGGCATCGTGATAATAATTAATAATAATAAGGTGCTATCGTTATGCAAAATGAAGACATTTTTAAAGGTGTCGGTATAGAGATTTCACTTCCCTCCCCAGATAGCTTTTTAAAAGTAAAAGAAACTCTTACACGTATAGGTATCTCTTCTCGCAAAGAGAAAAAGCTTTACCAGACGTGTCATATTTTACACAAACAAGGACGATATTCGATCCTACATTTTAAAGAGCTTTTTATTTTAGATGGGAAGAAAAATACTTTTACTGAAGAAGATGAAGCTAGAAGAAATACAATTGTAAATCTACTAGAGGAATGGAGTTTAATTTCAATAGTTGCTCAGCAAGAATCAGAAACACTTGCCGCTCCTATTAATCAAATTAAAATTCTTTCTCATAAAGAAAAATCAAATTGGATACTTGAAGCAAAATATAATATTGGAAAGAAGTAAATTATGAACGTATATAGAATGAAAGACGGTGCATCAATGCCTGCTTATGCTACAGAAGGTTCTGCAGCTTTTGATTTAACCGCATGTGTAGAACATGGCCAACGAATTACAGCATATAATTCATGGAATAAACAAGTTCAAATCGCTGTTAAAGGTGTTGGTGTTATTCAGAACGCCTTCCAGTTACCTCCAGGTATGAGGGTGCTTGTACCTACGGGATTAATTTTTGATATCCCAGAAGGGCACGTTATGAAGATGTACATTCGTTCTGGAACCGCTTTAAAAAAAGGGTTGACATTAACAAATGGGGTTGGTATAATTGATTCAGATTATACTGACGAGGTCTTTATGATGCTTTCAAATATTACAGATAGCTTAGCAGTTATTGAGCATGGAGACAGACTCGTACAATGTACGATTGAAAAATCTCTTCGTAGTCAATCAAAGCTTAAGCTTACTGAATCAAACGAAAAACCAGAAAAAAAACTTGACCGAGACGGTGGTTTTGGAAGTACTGGTTAATAAATAGTAGGTGAGTTCGCTTCGGGTTCTCACTTATTAAATCTTGCTTAATAAAAGGAGATAGCAAAATGAATACACGTAGAATAGACACATCTATGCTTAACGATCCATTCTTCATCGGCTTTGACCGAATGGTGAATAGGCTTAAAGAACAAACGCCAGGTCAAGGCAATTACCCTCCATATAACATTGTTAAAACAGGCGATAATAGCTATGAATTACAATTAGCTATTGCTGGTTTTAAATATGAAGATTTAGAAATCACGTTGGAAGATGGTAAGCTAAGCGTTATCGGTAACCAGACCGAAGATTATGAAACACATTATATTCATAAAGGTATTTCGGCACGAAACTTTGTTCGTACATTTACTTTAATGGATTCAATTGTTGTT